ACTATTGGTGTCAGGGGGATTGAGTCTGCATCAACGTTGGCTTTGCCCCTTGCTTTACGTACCAGCCTGGACCAGTCTTGTGCTGACAACTGCAGTCTCCTTTACATAAATCGTGTAGTTCTTCTGCTTTGTCGTAGTTACTTAGAGAGTTGAAATCTCCACCGACCTTACAGTCTGTACAAATCATTCTTCTTCCTTTGGTTCTTCCTTCTTTGGTTCTTCAGGTGCTGGTGTATTTAGTATTTCACTTGTAGTTATATCACCTTGTGGTATTGGCATTGTTGCTCCTATCTATTATCCATTGGTCTAAGTCTTGTATTACCCAAGCCTTCTCAATTCCGTGCTGTCTTCTCTTGACTATAACGAAGGCCGGAGGCGGAAGGGATAGACCCCTGGCCTTCGCATAGTTCTTTGCCTCAGTCTTGGCCTCGTCCCAAAACTGTGGAAGGTTCATCGCTTTACGATTCTTACATTCCAAAATGTAGGTCTGACCTGCGATTATGCAGACAATGTCACCTTCGTCAGAAGCGCCAGCCTTGGCTAATCGCTCTGCAAAATGACCTAGTCCTCGCAGGAACTTCATTACATCGGTCTCAAACTTACTGCCCTTTACTTTGTTATACCGACTCATAAGTATCTTCCATTGTGTTGGTATGTAAGTACGCTCTACCTTGTGCATCTGAATCTGATATTGCACATTGTGCAAACCTTACAAACAAAGTAGTCCACTGTGAAGCGTCGGCAAAGTGAGGACCAAACCTATTCTTCACAGTGGCTACTCGGAGGTACCCTTGAGACGGGTCGTAACCAAGGGTAAGTATCACCGAGGGTAGTTGTGATACTTTTCCGTGGATGGCACGACGTGGCGGTGGCATAGTTGGGGAACCATACTCACTGGCTTCGGAGACGTGATGGAGGACAAGGACGCACGCCTCTGTCTTCCTAGCCATATCGTGCAAGTTCATCATTATGTCGCGTAGTCCAGCCCACTCGTTATCGTGTTCTGCTACTACGTTCATCAGGTTATCTATCACGATTAGTTGTGGATAGATTCCGTATAGTTCTACATAAGCCTTTACTTCTGACTCAATGTCATCAAGGTTTGGGGATGAATCAAAGACCCATTGAATATGTGAAGCATCCTGTAAGTACTTGCTGTAGTAATTAGGATTGTTATTGAGGTTCTGCTCTACCTTTACTTGGTCTTCGTAAGACAAAGCAGATGCAACTCGTAGTGAAACTGTCGCTACGTCGGTATCGGCAGAGAAGAATAAAGTTGGAACCTTAGCCTTGATTGCATAGACAAGAGCAAACATAGACTTACCAGCATTAGGCGCAGCAGCAACCATACAGAGTTGTCCTCTGCGGAACTTCACTTCGCTTCTTGATAAGTCTTTCCACACCTCAGGCAGTGGTTCTGCCTTCGCTTGTGTAGTTGCCCAAGCCCTATGTAACCTAAGCACTCTTCTCCCTCGGTAACTTTATGTTACGTTGACGACGTATTGCGTTTCTTTGGACGGGTGTAAGTCCACCCCAGATGCCGAATCTTTCGTATTGGATACCCCATTCAGCACATTCAAGTCGGTGGTTACATTTACCACATAGTTCTTTTGCAAGACGTAAACCTCTAGGATTTCCTTCTTGCTTCTCTGGGAACCAGAGTTCTCCATCGACTTGAGCACATAGCGGAGCCTCGTACTGACGTGGCTCACGCATCTAGTCACGACCAGATTGGAGCGCACTTTTCGGCTGCACCTTTTGGTGCGCTACATAACCAGCCTTTCCAGGGACCCTTTGCATTGGTACCTGTCTTGTAAACCATTGGTCCGTGAGAACAAGTTGGTGCCTTGCCCTCTTCTACTGCTGGCGCTGGTGTTGCTGCGCCTGCGGTTGGTTGCGGTCTTGGTGCGTAATTACGCTGAAAGGTCTTAGCAGGTCCAGCGCTGCCGAGAGATTGACTAACACTGTGAATCAGTGCTGTCATATCTTGTGTTGCTGCGAGTTGTGTTTCAAACTCTGCTGCTGTGTCTGCATATACATTTATCAGTGTGCCATCTGCTAACTTGAAGTTAGCCTGAAACTTAGTTGTTTCAGCCATTGGTTCCTCCTGTTGGTTTTACTATGATTCTTGTTGATTCTTTGCCCTCTTTACCAGGCAAATAGCCAAGTTTATTCTTGACTTCATCTTTGTCAATTATGAAAGTACCTTTCACTGTTGACCATTGCACTTGGATGCCAGACTTAGTGACACCGAGTAATCCAGCAAGCGACTCTTTGAGTCCTTCCTTTCGTTCGGTCAGTTCCTTTATCTTGGCATCCAGTTGCAAATACTCCAAAGCATTTTTGTCTGCTTCGGAATCCTCTATGATTACTTGTTCAGTTTTTGTACGTTCTTTTTTTATACCAACGCATCCAATCTCACCAGTTGCGTCGTAGTATTTACAATAGAACTTACAGTAAGACTCATCTCGTTCAGGTGCTGGTGCTACCTGTGATTCCTTGACAGCCTCCAACCAAGAGAGGGCTTCTAAAGCGATAGAAGAATCGTACTTCTCTGAGTGGACCTTTATATCTCTCTCATCACCGTCTCTTGGTATGGCGACTAAGTGAACATTCTGAACCTTCCCCAATCCAGATTGTTCAATCAGGTAGCCGTAGGTTTGCACCTGCCAGCGTTGTTGCTCTGAAGGAAAGTACGCAAGGTTTTTAGCCTTGACGGTCTTCCAATCGATTACATCACCCGTGTCCGGTAGGTAGCAATCGACGTGTGCTTTCATTCCGTTGTATTCAACTTCGGATTCCAGCATCACTCCTATATGTTTATCTAGCGCCTTCTCTATGGCGCTGTGTATGGCTGTCCCCATAATGGCAGCCAACTTCAACTCATTGTCATTGGTCTCAGGCTGGTCATTTAGTTTGTACCAAACCTTACGACGGCAGCCACCTAACTCTGATGGCCCAATCTGTCGTTGCTTACCACGACCACGGGAATTTTCCTTTTCGTGTAAAGATTTAACAAGTAGTTCTTTTATGTCAATCATTAGTTCGTTCATCCTCCTCAAAGAAACAACCGCATCCCCCAATATCTAATGAGTCTACTATAGTCGGCTGATTTTCTATACGTCTTCTAAGTTCTGATAAAGGTAAATTTTTCTTCTCACCTTTGACCTGTTCGGTCAGTATTGAAACATCCTTGCCAATATGTTCTCTGACTTCTTGCTCTTTTTCTTCCCAAACTTTGAATCTTTCTGGCATAATTTCATAAAGTTTTTTGAACTGTCCTTGACCGGCACGGACACAACCTCCACCACAATTATTATGTGAAAATCCTAAATCATAAAGTCTTGGAGTCTTTAGGCCTTCTTTATTTGCAAGTTCAATCCACTGTTCTTTATCAATGTAAGGTGGCTCAGTCAATGGAGATTTAGCAACCCAAGGCTTATAGTTTTTTATGATTGCTGGAAGTCTGTGAATCTCAGTCCAGTCAATACCTACATAAACGACAGTCTCTTCAGGACTACAGTTCTCTTCTAGCCACTTTCTGGCTGGCTTCTGCTTTAGTTCAAAAGAGCAGTGAGCAAGTCTTGAATTGCCAAGAAAATTACGGTCTTTGAATACCTGCCAAATATCCCTGCCATCCCTAAGAATAACTAGATGTCCACCTATATTGGTAGCGGCCTCCTCAATAAAGCGGTAAGTATCCTCATCTTCTCCAATGTGTGGATTATCAGAGAACCCTTTGACATCGCTAAATACTAAATAAAGATTCTTAGTGCCCTGCTGACGAGCAACAATTTTTGCAGTAGCCCAAGAGCCAATACCTCCTGAAAACATAACTACGTGCTTTATGTCCATAGTTTGTCCTGCCACCTCGTGAATGTAATGTTACCAAACAATAACCCTATTTGAAATACTGTTGCCTGGTGTCTTGCTTCAGGCATAGCGAATACTTTGTAGTAATCAATACCGATACTCCAGTTACTGGTGTAATGACGGTTGATATGTAGTGAATATCTTTTGAAATCTTTTCTCATCCAAGTTCCTTGATGATTGCTTGGATAGTGTGGCAAGGATAGAACCGTTTGCAGTTACTGCACTGCGAGGTTGGCTTACCTTCAGGTGAATGCAATCTAACAACAGCAAGAAGAGCACCATCTGTTTTAGATAGTAAATCTTCGTACTCCATTAGTACTCCCGTCGTTGAGTAACCAACTGTATTGGCGGATGAGTATTGACGTCAAGCATTGACGCAATCTCAACAGATTTCTCGGCGTGTTGTTCTGGTTTTAGAGCAAGTGAATTACTTGTAAGACCAGCAAGATAACCAAGAGCAAACTGCCCACCAGTGCCAAGACCGTAGATACCGAGTTTGCTTTGGATGAACGAGAGGTCTGTCGCAACGTGGAATAGGTTGCCAGCAAACGCAACAAGGTAGTCGAACCCTGAGTCTTTTTCTTTGTTCGCTTCATATGGGTCATATCCGTTATCTTTGAATGCTTTGACTATAGATGGAAGAACTTTCTTACCCATCCAATGCACGGGGTCTGCACCTTTGTAGATGGGCGGAGTCCAGTTGTAGGCGAGAATATCTCCAGGCCGCGAGTCACCGACGATGCCTAGCAGATACTTACTTACGGAGACTATCTTCGGAACGGCAGTTGAGATAGTTCGGAGATTGTCTTCAGTTACTTGGGAATCCGCTGCTAGAATACAGCGGTCATCTAGTTGGATACCAACGAGTGTAGTAATCGGTAGGTCCTTTCCTCAGAGAAAAAAGTTTACTCCTTGTCGGCGTGTCAGGTTCGGAGACACGCCGTTTCTTTCTACAATATGAGCGTCAGCGAATATATAAGAGAGCGCCTAGCGCTAGACCGGCGCTCTCCCAACTGCGAGGCGCTCGACGCGCCTAGCCGAGCAGTCAGTGGTTTTCCGTCTACTCCGGCTGCTTACAAACAGACCGATACTACCGCCGATACAGGCATCTGATTTGCGTTCCATCGGTCCAACACACGCCTGTGTCTGTGGCTGTACCGTCTTCTCTACCTTCGTTCAGTTTGAAGATTACGACATATCCTGGTGGGCTTTAGATGTCCAGTGTGCCAACTGTGGAAATCTATTAAAGGCTCCCTGTCCAGTAGATAAACCTAATTAAAGGCATAAAAAAAGAAGCCCTGAGGATTCCTCCCCAGGGCCTTTATTGCCTCGCAGTGGCTAAACTATTTCAATCCAAATTCTTTTTCGGCTTTATCTGCCCACTTAGCGGCAGGGCCAGCGATACTGCCGATTAGGATTGCATACTCTGGTGCCATATCGGTCGCCAAAGCAATACCCATAGTTATAGCAGATGCAAGGACAGCACGTAGATAGGACTTAAGCGCAGCCTTGAACTCTTTGCTCTTTAACTTCTTGATTAACTTGTCCATTTAGTCTCCTTTAGGACTTGGTACATCTTTCTTGACCGCCTTCTTTTTGAACTTGGCTTTTACCTTACTGCCAATAGACGGCTTTCCCATCCAAGCAAACCAAGGACTGGTGTCCTTAGAACATTCTGCCTTGATGGAAATATGTAGGTGTTTCTCGTGGCGATTGTGACCAGTGTAATCCCTCTCGCCATTGCGAGCAGACCAGATTCGACTATTGAATATCAGATAATCTACCCGCTTGTCAGACTTTAGTTGCTCAAAGATTTCTCTGCAGTCTATCCCGCTATGTGGGTCGTGGGTCAAATCAACTGCTAACCCTGAGTTGTGGTCAGAGTTTGGGTTCTGTCTTATATGAGCAGCAGATGGCAGCAGCCCATCACTAGCCTTGTTCCGCTTAGGAGCAATCGCAGTCGCTTGTCTCAGCACAGCAATCGCAGCAGGACTGGCAACTTTCACAAGTTTCTTCATTCATTTCCTTATCGCTTCTTTTACTAGGTCGGTTAGTAGGTCAACCTTCTCTTCTAATGCGTTGACCTTGTCTTTCAATGAAGACCCACCATTGGGCTTTAGTTCAGATAGGTAGTGCTTGGTTAGATGCTTGACTCCCATTGCTAGTGCTCCAGCGAGGGTAGTTACGGACACGGCTAATCCAGCCCAATCAGCAGGGGTCATCTCTGGCTCCTTGTAAGTTATACGCTTCTTATGGTCACCAACAGAACGCCACCAAACCCTGAGTATCTTTTATCAGTAGGTGTGCGGTTGATGAAATCTAGTTCTTCTATGAGACCGATATAAGATTCACCGGTTCTATAGTCTTCAATACGGATGGTATCTCCGTTGTTCTCAATAGATTCTAACTGTTGCATTCTCTGCCAAGCAGACCCTTCATAGCCAACAGATACGCCGAACTTATCCATCTCGTGGTCAAAGCAGATTAGTGGGTACTGAATTAAGCGTTGACGTGGAACGGCAGGTAGCGCCTTAACCTGGTATCCAGTAAATACTGGAGTCTTGGTATCGTCATTGCCTATGTTAAATATAAATTTGAATCCTAGATACTGCTGAGGATTTGATGGATAACCAACACCAATCTCACCTACGGTATCGCCTTGCGAGAAGGTTCCTAGACCATACTCCACATTGTCTTCTGCTACAGACTTAAGTTCAATGCTGCCATTTGTGGTGTCATACTGTGGCAACAAGAACTTGAATCGCTTTAACTCCAAGGTGTTGTATCGGATAAAGCCAGTCTGTATATAACCTGAAGATACATACCTGCTATCTGACTCAATATAAACAGAGCCATCAGTGGTAGCAGTAGCGTTGGTTGTAAATGCTAGGCGGTCCGTGCCATCGATAAAAGCGCAGGCTGTAGTCTCGTGAGCAGTGCTACCAGTAGCCTTATAGGTGTCATAGGCATATGGAAATACCAGCGGAGAAATCTGAGTACCAAGGTCAAGGCGTACAGTTCCCGGCTCATCATCTACGCCAGTTGCAGCCCAAGCAAATCTATCTCTGAAGCAGAAGTCATAGACTGGCTGGGTATTCTCCCAAATCAACGGACCATAGGCTAGAGAACCATCATCTGCTACTGCAGCAGCCCTGATTCCCTTGGTAGTTCCAATCATCATATAACCAAGGTAGTAAGCAATCTTGTAGATACGCTCACCTACTGGCATTTCAGCAGCGGTAATAGCGCTAGTCAAAGTAGGCATAGTTCCATTAGAAGCCAAGGTAAACTTCTGGATATTGGACTGAGTACCTGAAAATCCGGTTACATAGATAGCAGCACCGCTTGATGTGATGCTGGTATATACGAAGTCATCTACTGGATGGGTATAGACAGCAGTAGGTAGGGATGTTGCTGTAGTTGAAATCTCGTATACCTTGTTGTTGATGCAGGCAACAATACGTTCTTTGGTGAACTCCATTACTACGTTGCTTGCTATAAGACCTGTTACTTGGAACATCTGGACTGTACTTGTAGGTGAATCAGTTGAATAGCCAGTCAATGGCTTCTTGTACATAGTCAACTTGGTAGAACCACCAGCAGTAACGTTAGTAATCCAATAGCAATAGATACCATCGTCGCAGTATCCATATACCTTGTCATCGGCACCAGAGTTATAGTCCACAAAATGCTGGACATTACTTGTGATAGTACCGCTAGATGGGGTTGAGGTTACGTTAGATGCGGTCTTAGCATAGGTAAGAGTAGTTGCTGTAGGTACTGATGTGATTGTATAAGTACCATTGAAGGTGGCATCTACGCCGGTAACTACTATCTCCATACCTACTGCTAGTCCGTGGGCAGCGCTTGTCGTCAAGGTTGCCACATTAGAGGTCAGAGCCTTGTTAGTTACCGTTGCTGTAATGGTTGGATAAATCTTGTCAATGTCATAACCATCAAGCATTAGACAGCCGTAATAGGTGTTGTTTGTAGTCGCTCCGGTATATGCTAATTGTTCCCACTGAATAGAACGAAGGAACTGGTTTGGCCTTAGATTAGGATTTAGATTAGCGGTTGTATGATGGGTAGCATCGGTGTCATAGATAAGAGTTGCTTGTCCTCTAGTCCAAACATCTACACCTTTGGATTCTGTATATTGGAATCTAAGTCCTTCATCCTGAGCAGGCTCAAAGTATGTGATTCCTTGACCTAGATGAAATGATGACTGGCTTCTAAACCACCAACCAGTTAGAGATTGCTCGCCTGCTTCTCTTGTCTGGTCATATTGTTGCTTACGATACTGCGCTGTTACACGGCGGTATGGTGAGTCATCAGAGGTCTGAAGAAAGAATGGCTGACCGGCAATAGCAACATCGTATGCCTCACCGGTAGCAGAGAAGTTAATCGAACCTGCTGGATTGGAGAGGGTATACGGTATCGGGTCAGTGACGTCACTGCCATAAGGTGGAACCACTTATTCTCCTTAGTCTAAAAATAAATAGGCAGTTTAACGACATACCTAGGTCGTATTATTTGTTCTTAGTTTTTTATTGGTTCTTCTTTAGGTAAATCATTTGGATAATCTACGCCAGCATATTCTGCTGAGTTGTACTTATCACAGACTGCAACGCCCCAGATTTGAGCACCTTCTGCCTTATCCCAAGGTCCTACTGTGTCTACCTTGACTCCATCTTTATAGACTTCGCAAGCGTTTTCTGCCGTTACTGTATATGTATATGCCATTGTGTCTCCTTAAAATGAGGTGAAGAATGTGCTACGAATAGAAATAATTCTGCCAACAGCACCAACAAATTGACAACTGATGGCAGCAGAACTAATTCCGATTGGAGCCAATGTAGTAGTGCCTATTCCGGTAACATAATTTGTTG